TCAGCGGCAGCAGCCAGTGCGGCGGCCTTCAGGGCGGCCCCGGTGTTGCGTTCGTCCTCCGGATACTCCTGAAGGAGTTCGGTGGTGCGCTTATGGAGGTCGGACGTCGCGTCACCAATCTCAGGAAAATCGGCGTAAACAGCCTGGATTGCCGTATTGATTTTGGCTTGCTTGGCCTGTTCGGCCTGCATCTTAGCCTGAACGCGCTGCTCGGCGCGCGAAACGACGTCTTCGGCAAATTCGTCCTCGTTTTCGAAGACGCTGACCTTTTTGGGTGCAGCGGCAGACTGAGTGGGCTTGGACAGCGCCGCCAGCTGTTCGGCCAGCTTCTGGTTCGTCGCAGCCAGATTGTCCATTTTTCTGGAAAACTCGGCCTTGATATTGCGGAGTTCGTCGGCGGGTGGATTGGCGGGCGGGGCAGAACCTTCGTTCTGTTCTTTGACTTCGGTGGACATGTGCGTACCTCAGCGATTACGTCGCTACTCGAACCGTGACTAAGCGTCTTGCCTAGCCGTTAGGGATTTGACCCGACGTTCGAACTCCCGAACAATAGTCCGGGCGCCCTCGGCGCGGGCCTTACCGAGCCACAACTGGTGTGCATCAGTTGAGGACGAATCTAATTTTAACAGAGCCTGTTCGCGCTCCGCAGCCAGTCCCTCGAGCAGAGCCAGGATGGCTGGCCCCGCGTCGGTGGACATCGCCTCGCTAATCAATTCCTTCTGCTCGAGCGTCAGCCTCATTGCTGAACCTTTCTACGGTTTACTGACCAACTGCCGGCGCTGCCGGAATGGCACTCTGTCCCGTCTGCTCCATGGACTGGGAAGCATTGGCGCGCATCTGCATACTGTTAGCGCGCTGAGCCTCGATGGCCTGAAGGGCCTGAGCCATCTGCTCGTGCTTCTTCGCGTGCCGAGCCAGCGCAATCGTTTCCTCTTCGGAAAACTGGCCAAGGATTTGGTCGTCCTTCTGAGCCATCTGCCACCACGCAATGAAGCCCTCGTGGTCGCCTTCCGGCGTCACTGGCACGTCGATGCCACGCAGCACCCGGTTAGCCTCTTCGAGCGGCGTCAACACGCGCGTCACCGGGGCGGGCTTATTGATAAAGCGGCCCCAATCCTTCAGGCCCATCGACTGGAGGACGTTCTTCATCGCTTCGTAGAGATTCGCGGGAGTGACAATCTGCAACTGGATAGCGAGCGGATTCTGCACGAGCATCAGAGTTTGCTGAGCACGCTCCTGCATGATGCTCGGATTGCTGGCGGCCGAATTAGGGTCAACAACCACGTCGTAGTCACCAGCAATGTCCGCCTGACCCTTGATGTTGCGCCAATAGTCCTGGCCGTCTTCGCCCGTTACGCGGAAAGACAGGCCCGGTGGAATGCGCTGCTGAAGCGTATGGAGAAGAAAGCGCCACGCCTTCTTGACGCCTTCTTGGATGCGGCCCAAGTGGATATCGAGGTTGGCCGACATTTCGCCCACCAGAGCGCGGGCGCCGGTGGCCGTTCGAGTCGCACCTTGCGAGCTCATCATGCCCATCGACAACTCATTAACTCCGGTGAGGCGCTGAATCATTCCGTCGATGCCTGCTTCTTCTTGCAGACCAAAGGACGTGCGGTTGCCGAGGTTCGGGAAGTAAACGTCCGTCTGCGGATTATCCACAGGGATGAGCGAGCCGGGCTCATACCGGATGACTTCGGGGTCCAAGGAGGACGAAGCGCGATAGAAACCGAAGGGCATCGTGCTGATAAGGCCCGAGTCGATGCGAATATTTCTCATCGCATCCAGTTCTTTGGACAACGGATAAATCATCTCCAGGATGCCAGTTCCGTATTCGGCATTTTTGCGCAGATGATAGTCGGCCTTTACGAAGGGGCGCTCGCCGGTCTTGTTGATGCGATGGACATACGTTGCCCGAGGCATCTGCGCCGTCCGATTGTGAACCCAACAGACCACGTCGCTGTTGATACCGGAGCCATCGACGTCCATGCGGAGCCAGGCTTCAAGAATTTCGTAGCGCTGGAGGTCGCCCTTCGACAGCTGGCTCATTCCGGCTTGCTGGGCGGCCTGGGTCTTGATTTCGTTGTTCGCGCCGCCGTCCACCGAGTCTTCGCCCGCACGGATAATTTCTTCGACGGCGTCCCTGTCGAATACTTTGCGGTCAACCAGGGTCCAGAGTTCATCGGCCGTCAGAAACTGGCGGTGGATGACGGCATCAGCCAGGTCTGGGTCGCCTTCGCCGCCGCTCAGGACGATGTCCTCGAGGTCAACGTTGTCCAGTACGGGGCCTTCAAAAGTCTTCTTGGTGATAGCCTTTTCGACTTCCACAGGCTCGATAGTGGGTACAAGGATGGTTTCGCCATTCGGGCCAGCCGAGTATTGGGGCGCGCCGGGGCGCATCTCCGTCACTACGTCTACAAATCGTGTATAGCGGCAATCCCAGCGCCACTTCATGATGCCGGAGCCGTCGCCCACGACTTCCCAAATCCACCTGTCGACCTGCTTACGGACGCCCTTGTTGTAGTTGGCGCCGTCCTTCAGGAAATAAACCATGGTGTCCTGCACGACGGGCACACGTTCCATCGAAGCCTCATTGCGGGCCTTCGACATGCAGGGCGGGTCCTGCCAGATTGCCTGAAAGTAGCGCGCATGGAGCGTCTTCAGGACAACGAGCGGCATTGGGATATGAAGCTGAGACGAACCGTCCCACGGCCCCGTCGAATCATTGATGCCGTGTTCGTCTACCAGCGCCAGATAAGCCTTACGGCGCTCGAGCCATTGGGTGCGGTTGGCATTACCCTGATGCCAAAGATTCTGGACTTTCTGCCCGGCCTGAAGTTCAATCAGTTTGTTGCGGAGTTTTTCGACGACTTGGTCACGCAGGGGCGCTTCGGCGTCCTCCAGACGATTCTGGCGGCCGTCTTGGATGACTTTTTTGTCCTGATTGAGCTCACTCATCGAATACACGTCTCCGGGTGGGCGGCCCGGCGTTCGGGCCAAGACGTGTGTTCGATAAGGTCTATTTTAGCACCCTAAGCGGCTGTCTACTTTGGGCATACGATTGTATGCTTTTACCAGTCGTCGTCCTTGTCGGCCGGTGGGCGCGGGCGGCTTTTATAGCGACCCTGTAGATTAATGCCGTATGCCGGTTTCTTCAGAAGTTTGGGCTTCTGGCGGCGCGGCTTGTCGTAAAACAGCGACGTGGCCAGGGCGTACTTCAGGCAAGCCAGCATGTCTTTGTGGGAGATATCGAGCTTGGGCTTAAAGTCTTCCGTACCCTTCTGCCGGACCCACTGGACGTTCTCAATGTCTCGGACAAGCTGCGGACAGTCGGCGGTAACAAGGAGACGGGGCCGGCGGCGCCCAAAATTGTCCTCCTCCGTTGGGATTTTTAGAACGTCTTGGATACGCCCAAGCCAGTCTTCGTCATTCTTGTCGTCGTAAGTTGTTGCGCGCGCCCTGACTCCTTCTTCGTTGAGCACCTGGATGAACGATTTGAAGCCCTCGCCGCCCGTTCCCTCGCTTGAGCCGAGCGAATCGCAGACGATATCGATGACGCGATAGCCTTTCATCCACTGACGGAGTTCGCGCGCGTACTCACGGGGGATGGCCTTCAATTTGAGTTCCTTGAGGGCATAAAGCTGGTTGTCTGGGTCACAACCTACGAGAAGGGCGTGATGCGGCTTGGCGCCATGCGGGTCAATGGCGACCGCGCAGGGCCAACTTGAATCCCATTCCACTTCGTCCACCGTATGGGTGGCGCGCTTGAACAAGTGAGCCAGGGCGAGGCCGCCGAGGTTGAACCATTCGCCCGATAGACGGATGCGTTTTTCCTGCTCGGACAACGCACTACTGAACGACTCAATGTAATTGTCAGCCAAATTGGCCTTATTCAACTCAGTGGAGCCGCGGAAGCATTCCACGTCCGCCGATTCGCCGCGCTCCCAGGGGTCCCAGAGTTCCTCTTTCATCCAAGGCTGGCCAAGGGGCGTACCAATGATGAGATATTTGGCGTCCACCCCCTTCTTACGGCCGGCTCGGCGCATACCAACGTAGGCGGCGCGCGGCGGGGGTTCGTCGAAGATAGCCATGTCTACTTGGATTGATTCCCATGTGAGCGGGTCTTGGTCATGGCTGTAAAACTCAATCACTGAACCGTTGTCGAAAGTAATTTGGGAGATGGTTGGCTTGCCCTTCTTGTGCAATTGTTCGGGCTTCAGATTGAACCATTTGCGGTATTCTTCGATGAAAACTGATTCGGCCTTGCTTGGTTTGTCCAGAACGACAGCGATGTACGCGGGGACGGGCGTCTGTTCGCCAGTAATTGGATTAAAGCCGTCGGCGCGCCACTTGGCCTCCATGACAGCCATCGCGGACTTACCGAAGCCGTTCCCTGACGTGCAAAGGCGGACCTTCGCCCGACTTCGGTGTACAGCCATCTGTCCGGGGTGTGGCTTATAGGAGGGGCGCGCGGCTCGTTGGCGTCTGGCTTTCTCTTCGAGCGCCTGAAGGAGCTCTAATTTCTCCTCACGAGTCAGCCCGGCCGTCTTAATTGGGGAGCTCATCCGGCGAACTCCCGTCGTCTTCCTCGCCGGCCAGTTCGTTCATTCGTGACTGGATGAGGGCATCAAGTTGCTCATCGGGGGCATTGGCCATCTGGTGCTTGATTTCGCGCCTCTCGGTCGCCTTGCCTAGCACGCGGTCCATTGCATCCTTGACAGCCGCCTGACTCCGTGAGGTGTCTTTCTCAAGGAGAGCGTTGGTCACGGCCCGAGCGGCCATCATTGCCGCG